TACCTACCGGTCGATCACCGAGGGAGTCAAGGTGAGCTTCAGGCCGCCTCGTCGGTCGATGGCGCCTGAGCCCGTAACAGGTGACATCCTGATCGACTGCACGAACGACAGTGGGCGGTTCGCCTTCCAACAGCGGAAGACGATCGTGACCGGTCGGCGAGTTTGGCGACCCGACTTCATCGTCGGCCCCTACGCCTCGGATCTGGACTACAACACGCAGAGGACGGTCGAGGGGCTCGGGATCAAGTCCAACACCGGTGCCCTGTGGGCGACCATGGCGTTGACCGATCGGACCTCCGCTGAGGTGGTCCGGATGATTCCTCGCACCTAACCCCAACTCGAAGCCCCGGCTGCCCCGTGTGGGTGGCCGGGGCTTTTTTTTGCTGCGCCGCCGTGGGCCGTCCAGTGGAGGAAGCTGCTGGATGCAACCGCTACCCCCACGGCGGCGCTAGCTGGTGGTCTTCTTCTTCTTGCGCGGTGCGCCGGACTTGCGGCCCTGCCGTTTGATGGCGGCGGGTGAGCCGGCGGTGTCCTTGCGGGCCGAGTAACTGGCTGCGGCCTGGTGGACGCTGGCTCGCTGGGTCTCGCTCATGCCGATCTTCTTGGCCGTGGCCTTGGACGGCATGGGGTATTTCCAGTCCGAGCGGTTGTTGCCGGGCGTGATGGCGAACTCGCTCTTGGGGATCTTCGCTCTCTGTGCTGCAGTCAATCTCTGTGAGGCCATGTCCTCCTCCTACGCGTTGATATACGAATATCAGCCCGCTAAGCAGGTATAGATCTGAGCTGCGGCTCCGTTGGGCATCCGCACCTCTACCCGGGTGGCGGTGAATCCCGAGGGGCACTCCAGTCCGGCAGGCCCAGCAGGGCCAACAGGACCCGCGGGCCCAGTCGAGCCAACTGGACCGGGTTGACCCTGCGCTCCAGTCGGTCCGGCTGGTCCTCTCGCTCCAGTTGCACCGGTCAGACCGCGGGGGCCGGCGGCTCCTTGGGGGCCGGCTGGTCCTCGGGCACCGGATGGTCCAGGTGAGCCGGTCTTACCGCTGGCTCCGGTGGCGCCGGTGGGGCCGGTTGGTCCAGCCACTCCGGTCGCTCCAGTAGCCCCGGCGGGCCCGGCTGGTCCGGATCCGCCGGGGCCGGTGGCTCCCGCAGGCCCACGGCTACCAGCAGGCCCTGCCACGCCTTGCGGGCCCACGCTGCCCATTCGTCCACTAGCGCCGGCTTGTCCGCTGGGTCCTGTTGCCCCTGTGTCACCTTTGTCTCCTTTAGGCCCGGGTGGCCCGGGCGGTCCCACGATGGTGGTTGCTGTGTTGCTGATGGCGCCAGCGATAGCGGTGCCGATGGACCCTGAGAACAGGATGGCAGCCACCATGAAGGCCACCATCGAGCTAGGGAAGATCTTTTCGGCCAGGTCGGTCGGACTCATCTATCTCTCGCTGCAGTAGCTCGTGGAGGCGGGCGTGCCGCTTCTCCTTGCGCCGGGACAGCAGTATCCCAGCGATGGCCGAGAGGAACCCGGCACTGCCGAGGACGATGGAGATTTCCTCCCATGTTCTGGTCGACAGGCTGGCCAGCACCGGCCACTGCTACGTCACAGGCGCGGTCCAAGCAGCAGCCCAGGTGTCCGGACCCACTACGCCGTCCACCGCTAAGCCCTTTTCCGCCTGGAAACTGCGGCAGACGTCCTCGGACTGGTCGCCGTACATGTCATCTACGCCGATGTTCCAGCCTCGAGCCGCCATTTGGCCTTGCCATTGCGCTGTGCCGCCGCCCTGGGTGAAGTTCTGGAGGTAGGTGCCGGGCCAGGGTGGGGCTGCCCCGCCGCCGCCGGACGGCGGGGTGCTGGCTGGCGGGGCTCCTGGTGTGACGGGCGACCCAGAAGCCATGGCAATAACGTCGTTGATGGGGAAGTCCGGTCCACAGTCCCAGTGGCCTCCTCCGGCGGAGCCGAGGTCGACGTGCATACAGACGCCGGTGCCGTTGGGGTCGGTCGTCCGCACGATGGGGATTCCGAAGGCTGCTGCTTCCTCGGCGATCCACTTCGCCGTGTTCTCCAGCATGACGGGGTGCGCCGCCCATTCCGAAGGACCCCACCCCGCAAAGGCGCACAACTCGATGCTGACGGAGTAGGGATTGGCGTTGCCCTGGGTCCAGGCCTTGTTGGGTCGGTCGACATACTCGCCGATGACGCCCGGCTGGTCGTCAGCGCCGGCGTGCGAGCTGACGCCAGAGCCCGGATTTGCGAAGAAGTTGCCGAGGCTCTCGATAGTCGTCGCGCCTTCGGCCGTGTGGAGCACTATGAGCCTGACCCCGGTCCCACCCCGGCCCGAGAAGTTGGGGGACATGATGCGCTTGCGCTGGAGGGCCATCAGTCATCACGCCTTTCTTCACGCCGCTCCTCGCGGCGCTTCTCTCGCTGCTCATGCCGGGTGAGGCGGGGGTCGTCGTCGCGGAGGAAGCGGATGTCGTCCTCGCGGTCGATCGGTCCTCGGTGGAGGTCATTGACTTCCTCCGTTGGTGCGGCTGAACGCTCAGGCGTATCGGGCCTGATGTCTAGCCCGTCATGCTGGTCGAATGGTGGACTCTGCGATTGTTCGCTCACTGTTGCTCCTTTCTTGCGCTTGCGTTTTGGGCTCATGGCACCAACATGGGCACGCCCACGGTGCGGGTCGAGCCGTCGGGGTTGTAGAAGCTGGTGGCTATGTCGTGCCAGTAGGCCTGCACGGTGGTCAGGACCTCGTCGTCAGTGATGCTAGAGGTGTCGCTGGTGCCGGCGAACTCGTCGGCCAGGCCCGGGGCTGAGGCCGTCACCTGATAGAGGGCCAGCAGGGGTACGCCTTCGTAGCGCAGGATGGAGTAGGCGAAGGACTGGTCGGCGGGGTCGCTCGAGGTCACATAGGTCTGCTCGGCCTGGCCTATGGCGCAGGCCCGGACCCGGGCTTGCCATTCGGCGCTGTTGGCTAGTTGGTCTTGGGCGAGGTAGGTCATGGGCTCACGCCTTCGGGAAGAACTGGTACATGATCTTGGGCATGAAGTAGTTGTTGGTCCCGCCGACGGTGTAGTGGAAGTAGATGCTGATGACCTGGCCGGCGTTGCAGGCGATGGGGGCCCCGCCCGGCAGGCAGGCGCAACTGGGGATGGCGGTGGTGGTGGCAGCCAGGTTCTGGAGGCTCCCGGAGCCGTAGAGGGCCTGATTGGTATCGCCCCGGCGTACTTCGAAGTTGACGCTGCCGCCGTTGCCGGCACCGTAGCCGTGGTGCCCGCCCACCCAGAGGTACAGGTTGGCGTTCACGGCTGGAGCTGGCAGGTTCAGCCGAGCGCTGTCGTAGGTGCCGGGGTTCTTGGAGCCCTGGCCGTGATCCTGATAGCCGCTCAAGATGGGAGTGGTGGCCAGGGGCCCACTGGTGTGGACGTGGCCACGCTCCAGCATCTGCAGGCGCTGGTCGTAGCCGGCCAGTCGGGCCACGAACTGGTCCTTGTCCTCGGTGTAGTCCCGGCCGGTCATGCTCATTTCTGAGTCTCCCGCCGGGGGCCGCCTTGAGTGGGATATTCGTATATCACGACTCGATGACTCCAACTCGCACGGCGGCTACACCTTCATCGGAGATCCCGAAGGCCAGGTCGGCGACCGTGTGGGTCTCCTGGAACTTCACCCGGCCCCGGTCGGCGACTACCAGGCAGGTATCGCCGACATCCAGGTCACTGAGGGAGTTGACCACGCCGGGCCGCAGCTCCAGGTTGATGGTGCTGTACCGCTCGAGCAACTTGTTGTGGGCAGCCACGGAGCGATCGTTCACCGTAGATTGGAGGACCACGTCGGGGTAGCCGATCTGGCTCTCCCAGCGGCCTTCCGGTCGGGCCGTGTAGCTGTTCACGCCAGTGGTCCTATCTGCTGAGCCCGATACGCGGGTCACGTTGGCCCAGTTGGAGATGGAGAAGGACCGGGTCAGGGCGGTGACGGTGCCGCCCAGGTCCAGGATGAGGTCCTGGTCCCGGCTTTTGCCCGGGGCCCACAGGTTCATGAACAGGCCCAGGAAGGAGGGGTCGTTCGGGTTGGGCCGGATCTCGTAGTCGAAAGTGGCGTCGTCGGAGAGGTCGTCGACGGCCTTGCCCACTTCTAGGCCCAGGTCATAGGTCCGGATGCGATAACCGCTGGGTGGCTGGGCCGGGTCGGGCACCCAGGTGCCCTGGATGATCCGCAGGTTGCCGCCAGGCTTGATCTGGGTCTTATAGACCAGGTCCCAGGCGATGGCGGCATAGGTGGCCATGGAGTAGCCCACTTGTGGTGGCACGTAGCCCTCGTCGCCGGGGTTCCCAACTGGTGGCTTGGGCACGTTGCCGGCATCGCCTTCTACCAAGATGCGTCGGCCCAGCACGCCCCGGTAGTCCACGCTCGACACCGACACGGTGTGGACGTTGGAGGAGATGGAGTCGGTGGTCTGAATGATGCGACCGCGGTACATGAGGTCCTCGTCGGACCAGACCCAAAGGTCGGTTTCGCCTTCGGCCAGCTCCGCGCACTCCGGGGCCTGGCCGGGCAGGTTGAACATGGCCTGGGCCGGGGCGTTGATGGTGAACTGGAGCTGGCGACCGTACAGGTAGGTCAGCTCTCGCTCTGGCCCCGCATCCCAGGGCCCGATCACCCAACGCCAGGCCGTCATCAGAGGATGCGCTGTAGCACCATGGAGCAGTTGTTGTGCAGGCGCCAGGCTCCCGGTCCGGCTTTCCCGGCGTGCAGTCGCCATTCGCCGTTCACGACCGTAGTGCCGCCGTTGGAGATGACGATGGCCCCTCGGGAGCCCCAGATGTTGCCGATGTCGGTGCCGCGCAGGTTGTCGGAGAACAGCCAGCCGCTGCCCCAGATGCCGGTGCCCTGAACGGAGGAGTTGATCCAGTAAGGAACGGCGGTGACGATGGTGCCCCAGACAGAGCAATGCAGTAGGTAAGTGGACA